CAACCGAAGAAACCGAGACCGAAGATTCCCCCGAAGATTCGTCCGATTCGTCCGATCCGTCCGACGAAGCAGACGACGAGCCCGAGGAAACCGACGACGCCACCGACGACGAAGACCCCGACGAGGAGACCGTAGAGGCCGAACCCGCCGCTGTGAGGAAACTCACCAAGCGCGTGGACAAGCTCACCGCCCGCGCCAAAAGCGCCGAGGAGCAAGCCACCACTCTCCAAGCCGAACTCGCCGCCGCCCGGGATGCGCTCACAAAAGCCCAGCCCATCGTGGTGCAAGACGCCAGCGACCCCCTCGCCGATGTCACCACCGCCGAAATCCTCGAAAGCCGCCTCGCCGCCGCCAACACCGTCCTCGACAATGTGCCCGACCTCATTGCCAAAGCCGACATGGAAGGTGAAGTGGAAGTGCCTATGGGAGACGGCAGCACCCGCAAGTTCACGAAGCAAGAGCTTCAAGACCGCCTGCGAGTCGCCCGCCAAATCCTCAAAGCCGAGCCCGCCCGCCGGAACTACCTCGCCCAGCGCGAGAATTTCCAGCACGAAGCCCGGCAAGTTTATCCCGAGCTTTTCCAGGAAGACGCCCCGGCCCGCAAGATGATGCTCACCACGCTGCAAGCGTATCCCGGCATCGCCAAGCTCCCGAATCTCGAACTCATCATCGGCGACGCCATTCGCGGCCAAGCCCTCCGCTTCCAGCAAGCCGAGGCCATGGCCAAAAAATCCGCAGCGGCCAAGCCAAAAGCTCCCGCCGCTCCCGCGAAAACCGCCGTCGCTCCCAAGGTTGTCAGCCCCTCAGCCGCCCCAAAAACCAAGTCCAAAGCCGACCCGCTCGATCAGTTGAAGAAGTCCGGAAACCGTGATGCCGCCGAGAATTTCGTCGCCTCACTTTTCAACTAAACCCAACCCAAAACTTAAAACCCCCCAAACACTATTATGGCAGCAACCCCCATCACATCAGTCAAAGGCCAACGCGAGGATCTCTCCGACGCGATGGTCCTCATCGAACCCGGCGACACACCCCTGTTCAGCCTCTGCAAGAAATCAAAAGAGCCTACGAATGTTTTATTTTCCTGGCCCGCCGACCGCTACAACGACCCGCAAACCGCTGGCGTTCTCGCCAACGATGATGTCTCCAGCTTCGACGACCAGCACGCGAACCGCGAACTCCTCTCGGGCCGCATCCAAAAAACCCGCCGCAGCTTCCAGGTCGATGATCTCGTGGAGCAAGTCTCTGATTTAGCAGGCGTTGGCAAAAAGCAAGCCTTCAACAAGGCCGCTGCCAAAGCCCTCGTCGAACTGAAAATTGACATCGAGTCCATCATGGGCTCCGACAACGACAGCCAAGTTCAATCCGGCTCGAACCCCTACAAAACCCGTGGCATCGGTGAATGGATCAAAGCCACCGCGCAGGCCGACACAGCCACCGCCGTTCCCGCCGCGTTCCGCACACCCGCCGCGTCGATCAACACCACCGCGACCGCTTCTCTCACCGAGAACAATGTCATCGATGTGTTGGAGTCGATGTTCAAGGTCCGCCGCGCTCGTCGCAACTACGACCTCGTTTGCGGCACAGCCCTCAAGCGTGCGTTCACAAACTTCATCCGCACCCAAACCGGATCGACGAATGTCATGAGCAGCGTCCGCACCTTCAACAGCAATGTCGATTCCAAGAAAATCACGAACACCATCGACATCTACGAAGGCGACTTCGGCACACTCAGCCTCCATGTCTCGACCTACCTCGCTCATGGCGCGGCAGCCGCCGTCTCGGCAGCCCGTGGCTATGTGCTCGACATGGATCTCGTCTCCATCGGCTTCAATCGCAAACCAAGAATGGAGGAGCTTGAAGACCGTGGCGGTGGACGCCGTGGTTTCTGCGACGCCATCTTCGGCGTAGCCGTCTCGAACCCCCAAGTCCTCGGAAAATTCGCGGCCACCGCGTAACACCCGCCCCCCAGCCCTTGCCGGTGGCCCCTCGTCTCGGGACAGGCCACCGGCAACCGGGCTCCCCTTTTTGACAATGGAAATCCTCAAAGAAGCCCTCAGCGACCTCCCCGGCGACCTCGCCGAAGGAGCGAAAAGCGAGTTGTTCGAGCAGTGGAACTCCCGCGCCGTGCAGGCCGACGCCCGCCAGCACGCCATCGCCGCCGACCACGCCAAGCAAGACCTCCGCAGCATCGAAGGCGTGGGCGCTTTGACCCTCTCCGTTGATCCCCAAATTTATCACTTCTGGAATTGGAAAGTGCCCGGCTGCTGGCGCGACTCCGATTTCATCGCCTGGTTTAAACGCAACTTCCCGCAGTGCGTCGTGAAATGCGGCGGCACAGGGAAATTCGCCATCCTCATGCCCGGACTCCGCACCGCATGATTAAAGACTCCGCCGAGGAAACTCGGGACACAAAGTATTGGATCGGCCAGCTCACCGAAGCAGCCACCGATGGCGGCTGGTTCTCCACCCTCCGCTCGCGGAATTACGACACCCGCATGGCGCTGTGGGATGGCCAGTCCTCCGATGGCAAGAAGTGGCCTGAGAATTACGGCAAAAATGTTTTCCCCTGGTCCGGTTCGAGTGATTGCCGCATCCGCCTCGCCGATCTCGTCTGCAACCGCGAGGCCCAGCTTTGTCTCACCGCCACCTTCGCCGCCCGCCTGCAAATGATGCCGGTCGAATCCTCCGACGCCCTCTCCCGCACCGCCGCCGAGGCCGTGTTGAAGTGGATGCTCTTCACCCACTGCGCCAGCGACCTCCGCCGCGAACTCGAACTCGCCCTCAACATCCGCGCCACCTACGGCCTCGCCATCATGGGCGTGTTTTGGAAAACGACGACACGCATTGAGCAGAAGAGCGTCAGCCTCGAAGACCTCATCGTCATGGCCCAAGAGCAGGGCGACCCCGCCTCGCCCCTCGCCATGCTCATCGGCGCGATCCTCGATCCGCTCCAAGAAGAGATCGCCATCGAACTCGCCGAGCAATTCGCCCCCGGCACCGGCACCGCCGCCAATGTCCGCAAGCTCCGCGAAGGCGGCACGGTGGAATACACCGAGCCCTACATTTTCGAGAGCAAGCCCGAGTGGACGGCGTTGGAGCCTTTCAACGACATCATTTTCCCCACCGCCACCTACGACCTCCAACGCGCCCCCTGGATCGCCCGCCGCGAAATGGTCACATGCGAGGAGCTGGAAGAGCGCACCGTCACCGAAGGCTACCCCTACGACTTCTACGAGAAGGCCGAGAACTACAAAGGCACCAGCCTTTGGCCGATCTACGCCCACCAGAACACCAACCGCCGCGACTCCATCCTCTGGCAAGACCACCGCGACCTGGTGGAAATCTGGCATGTCTATTCCAAGGAAACCGACGAGAAGACCGGCGCGACGAAAATCATGTGCCGGGTCATGCACCCGAATGTGGACATCTTCGCCAAAGAAGAAATCTCCCCCTACTCGCACGGCGAATATCCTTTCATCGAACTCCCCCGCGAGCGCGTCACCCGCTGCCTCATCGAAGCCCGAGGCATCCCCGAGATCGTCAGCACCATGCAGGCGGAAATCAAAACCCAGCGCGACTACCGCACCGACCGCGCCGGAATCGCCATCCTGCCGCCCATGCGCGTGCCCGCCAACCGTGGCAAGCTCGACATCATCCTCGGCCCCGCCGTGCAAATCCCCGAGCGCCGCCCAAACGAAATCGGCTGGATGCAACCACCGCCCTTCGACCAAGGCACCATCGAGATCGAACGCGCCGTGCGCCGCGATGTGAATGAATACTTCGGCATGGCGGGCGAGGGGGTTGATCCCAACTACACCGCCCTCGTCCAGCAGCACACGGTGGACCGCTGGCTCCGCGACTTCAAAGCCATCATCACCCAGACCTACCAACTGATGCAGCAATACATGCTGCCCGTCCAAATCCTCCGCGTCTCCGGTGGCCAAGTCCTCCCCTTCCAAGCCGACCGCGAAAGCATCCAAGGCAAGTTCGACCTCATCGTGGATTGGGACGCCCGCAACCTCGACGCCGAAGCCCTCGGCGCAAAGCTCGACTACATCAGCAAAGCCATCGTGCCGATGGATACCGCCGGAGTCATCGACCGCGCCGGGCTCATCAAATTCATCATGAGCGCCGTCGATCCGGTTCTTGCCGAAATGCTCGTCCGCGACCCCGGCCCCGCAGCCGCCATGGAAGCCAACGAAGAACAACTCGCCTTCACGAAAATCGCCGCAGGCACCGAGCCCGAACTTCCCGCCGAAGGGCAGAACCACCAGCTCCGCGCCCAAGTCCTCCAAGGCATCATCCAGGCGAACCCCGCCCTCCAGCAGCGCATCCAGCAGGACGAGATTTTCCGCAACATGATCGAAGCCCGCATGAAGGGCTTCAACTTCCAGCTCCAACAACAGCAAAACGCCCAGATCGGCCGCCAAGGCACCCTGCCCGCCTTGCAGCAAGGAGGAGCACAATGAAGGCCACTCCCTACCGCACCGTCCGCGATGGCGTCATTAGCCGCATGGGCATTGATCCCGCGCAGCCGCTCATGGCTTCTCAAGCCACGGCGTTGGCGGAGTATTTGACCACCGCTGCCGCGACGGCTTGGACATTTTTTGACTGGCCCGAGGTTTACTTGACCGACGCCCGCACGCCGGTGGGCGATGGCTATGCGCCGGGGCTGTATACCTACGAGTCGGATTATGTCGGCACGACCTCTTACATTGGCCGGGCCTTGCAGGGCTCGCAATTTGCGGACCCTGTGTGGCGCATCAAGCGCGTCACCACGACCGCTGCGGGCGATCTTCTGAATATCGACACCGCCGTGAATGTCGCGTGGGACGACCGCACGACCGCGACCTACATTGAGACCAGCGCGAATGAAGCCGCCGAGGATGAGTTCCCCTACATTCCGCTTGTTGCGCAAGGTCTGAAGCCTATCGGAACGGTGCTGAAAATCTACGACCGCAATCCTCACGAATGCGGTTCGCAGCCACTCACCAAGACCTTTTGCCATGTCGTCACCGACGACCGCATCCTTATCACCGATACGGACTACATCTCCGGCCAAGTCTGGGTCGAGTTCTCACTGCCTCAGCCCCGCTTCACAGCGACCGCTTTCAACTCCTCCGCCGCTTACGCAGCGGGCGATCTCGTTTACTACAACACCACCGGAGATTGCTACGAGGCCATCGCCGACACGACCGGCAATCTCCCGACGAATGAGGAGTTCTGGCTGCGCCACCGCATTCCGGCATTCCTCGCCGACTACCTCAAGTTTTACGCGCTCGCCGAGACTCTTTCCGAGGACGGCCAGATGGACAAAGCCAACTACCAGTTCTCCCGCGCCGAAGGCATCCTGCAACAGCGAATGGACGACGCCTGGCTCCGCAAAGGCGAGGTCCGCCGCTACTCCGCCAGCTTCCAATAACCCCCTATTGACACCCCTCCCGATAATTAAATTACTGACATGAGCAACCCCACCGTCCAGATCGCCGCCCGCTCCTCTGCTGGCATCGTGCAACCCGTCCAAGCCACTCCAGATGGGGCTCTGCGAGTCACCACCGGATTTCCGCTTCCGCTTTACGACAAGTTTGAAGTCTTCAAAGTCGGGGCCACGAACAACACCGATTACACCGAATACAGCTTTGGCGGAACCGCCGTCGCCCGCATCCGCATGACCTATTTCGGCGGCGTGCCCACGACCGATAACGCCCAACTCAAAACCTCGTTCATTCAATTTCCGCCCTTCGCGTAATCATGTCACAAGTCGCCTTCGATCCACTCACCGGCACGATTATCAGCACCACCGCTCAGGTGGCGCAGCTTGACTCCTCGGGCCAAGTCTCCGGCTCGATGATCCCGGACGAGTTCGACGATGTGCAGACTTTCCCCACCGTCGAAAATTTCCCCGCGCCTGGCTTGGTGGGCCGCATCTATTTTCCCGCAGATACCAACCTCCCACACCGCTGGGATGTCGAAACACTTTCCTATCTACCCATCGTCGCCGATTCGGACGGCGGTGAGTTTTAGGACAACCCCGCAGAACAACCAAACACCCCCAAAACATCATGCCAAATACCCTTCGCATCAAACGCCGCCTCTCCGGTAACGCCGGAGCCCCGTCCAGCCTCGCCATCGGCGAACTCGCCTACAACAAGGTTGACGACAAACTCTACATCGGACTCGACTCCGGTATCGTCGCCCTCGCCGGTGAAGGCCACTTCGCCACGAACTCCGACCTCGCCTCGGAAGTCAGCACGCTGAACTCCAGCATCAGCTCGGAAACCTCCCGCGCCACCGCAGCGGAAGCCGCCCTCGGCACCCGCATTGACAATGTTCTCTCGAATGTCACTCCCGGCTCGCTCGATTCGTTGACGGAAGTGGTCGCCGCCTTCGAGGCCGCCGACAGCAACCTCAACGGAGCCATCACCTCCCTCGCCAACAGCGCCTCCAGCGCCCTGACCGCCGAGGTCAACCGCGCCACCGCAGCCGAGCAAGCGCTTGATGGCCGTGTCACCACAGCCGAGAGCGACATCAACGCCCTTGAGTCCCGCGCCACCAGCATCGAAGGTGCTGCCTCGACCCTCGCAGGCCGTGTCACCACAGCCGAAGGCGACATTGATGCAGTCGAAGCCCGCGTGACCACTCTCGAAAACGCCAGCGCCGACTCACGCCTCGACGAGGTGGAGAGCGACATTGCCGCGTTGGAGAGCCGCGCCACTAGCATCGAGTCCGCAGCGACAACCCTCGCCGGTCGTGTGACGACTGCCGAGTCCGACATCGACGCCATCGAGTCCGCAGCGACCACGCTGGCTGGCCGTGTGACGACCAACGAAGGCGACATCGACGCCCTCGAGTCCCGCGCAGGCAACATCGAATCCGCAGCCACCTCGCTCACCTCCCGCGTTTCCGCGCTCGAGACTGAGATCGACGGCGGCAGCTTCTAATAGCTCCCTCCCCCCACAGCGGCGGTGCGGTTCCAGCCCGCGCCGCCGCCACGGGGCCTCCAACTTAAAACTTAATCCTTAAAACTTAAAACTTCTCCATGGCCACGGTCTTCAAGCTCCTCCGCTCCACGGTTCCCGGCCGAGTCCCCACCGCCGCGCAAGTGGCTCAAGGCTCCCTCGCCCTCAACCTCGCCGACCGGCGCTTGTATTCCAAAGACCACAACAACGAAGTTTTCCGCCTCGCCCGCCCCCGCGACCCCAGCGACTACCTGCAACTCTCCGCCACCGACGGCACCACCCTCTACATGGGCCGCCTCGCCTGGGCCGACTACCCCGCCACCGGCCCAGCCGAGGACGCCCCATCCTGGACCATCTACAAAATCACCACCGACGCCGCAGGCAATGTCTCTTCGGAGCAATCCGCTACCGGATCGTGGTCGAACAAGCAAAACCTGACCTTCGCATGATATCGCCACTCTACGGCCAACTCTCCCCGCTGCGCGTGCCAACCTCGATGCGCCGCGTTTCGGACGATAACGACGCGAACGCTTATCTGCTGGCCGTCGAACGAGCCGACGGCCAAGAGCTAGAGTCTGGCGTCATTACAGCAGTCGAATCATTCATCCTCGGCTGCAAATCCGACGGCATCTGGAGCGCCCTCAAAGCCTCTTGCATTCTCGCTGGTGCGCGAACGCTTTCTGGTGCGCTGGTTCCGTTAGTCGGCACGGCCCCAACAAATTCCAATTTTGTCAGCGGGGATTACAACCGCGAAACAGGTTTAATTGGGGACGGGACCACTAAGTTTTTAAATTCCAACCGCCTAAATAATACCGACCCTCAAAATTCAAAGCATTTGAGTGTTTATGCCAGCCAAGTTTCGCCGACGGTTCAGCGTAATGCAATCGGGGCAGGCGTGTCTTCAAATAACGGAAGCGTCATCCAGCTATTATCCCCTACATCATATAGAAACCGTGTAAATAGTGCAATTATAACGCAATCAGTCACTGCATCATCGACGACGGGGCTCGTTGGAGTTAGTCGCTCGAATGCAAGTAATTTTATATTTCGTCAAGGCAATAATAATTTCACATCAACCGCCACCTCAGCGGCTGGAGTCAATCTAAGCACATTTGTTTTTGCGTCTTCGCTTGCTGGTGGCCCCAGCGGCCTCAGCGCAAACCGGATGTCATTTTACTCCATCGGCGAATCTTTAGACCTCGCACTCCTCGACACCCGCGTCAGCACCCTCATGACCGCCCTCGCCGCCGCCATACCATGACCCTCGCCGACCTCATCAACCAGCCCGTGAGCTACGAGGCCACCAAAGACCTCGCGCTCGTCTTCTCGCCCGAACTCGCCGCCGAACTCGCCGACATCCAAGCCGAGCACGGCAACCCGCGCCATGTCGCCTCGCCCGTCGATCTGGTCGATGGCCGCAAAATGCTCTGCGCCGACCTCCTCACCGAAGTCGGCCCCGGCGGGATTTACTCCGGCGGATTCGCGCATCTCCCCGCCGAGCTTTTCCCCCTCGTCGAAGTCCTCCCCATGTCCCAAGTCCTCCAGCTCCTGCCTCAACCCGAAGAAATCTAAACCCACACCACCACCCATGCTCGAACAAGTCTCCAACTCCGTAAAGTTCCTCGCCTTTTTCACATCGTCGAAACAAGGCAAGACCGGCCTCACCGTCACGGTCGATATCTACGACCCGTCCGGCACGCAAATCGTCACCGGCGGCAGCGCCACCGCCCTCGGCGGCGGGCTGTATAGCTACACGCTTTCCTCCAACAATTCCTCGGAGGGCGAATACGCCGCCATCTTCAAAACCAGCGACTCCACCGTGGACGCCCAGCACATCCCGAGCCTCTGGGTTCTTGGCCGCGCCGGAGTCGAAAACCTCGACGCCGCGACCAGCTCACGCTTGCCATCCAGCAGCTACACCGCGCCAGCGAACTCGGACATCTCGGCAATCAAGGCCAAAACCGACAACTTGCCAGCAAGCCCTGCAGCCGTCAGCGACATACCAACCGCCGACATCGCCGCCATCAAGTCCTCCACAGACAATCTCCCCAGCGACCCCGCCGACCAAAGCCTGGTCCAGGCCGCCATCTCCGCCCTTTCGATCCCCACCGTGGTCGAGATTCGCACGGAAATGGATTCCAACTCCACCAAGCTGGCGAACCTCGACGCCACCGTGTCGAGCAGGCTGGCCGGTTCGGTCTACACCGCGCCAAGCACTCCACCAACTGCCGCAGACATCGCCTCGGCAGTTTGGGCCGCCGCAGACAAGACAGGCTACTCGCTCACCAGCGCCGAGCGCACCGCCATTGCAACCGCCGTCGAGTCCTCCATCCTCAACGAAGGCGACGGCCAAGCGGTGCTCAACGCCATTGTCGCGGCCATCGGCAACAGCAATGTTGACCAGATCGCCCTCGTCGCCGCGATCCGCTCTGACCTTGAGCGCGCAGGCGGCAAGCTCATCAACTTGGATGCCACGATCTCAAGCCGCCTCGCATCGGCAGACTACAACGCGCCGACCAGCGCCCCAACCGCAGCCTCTGTGGCAAATGCCGTGTGGAGCGCCGCCACGCGCACCACAACCGGCGGCACCGTGGACACCCTCACCAACGCCCCAGCATCAGTCACGCCGAGCGACATCTGGTCGCACGCCACCCGCACGCTCACCAGCGCCAGCGGCCCGACCGCCATCGAGATTCGCCAAGAACTCGATAGCAACTCGACCCAGCTATTAGGGATCAAAGCGAAGACCGATGCGCTGCCGAGCGATCCTGCCGACCAAAGCCTCCTCGAAGCCGCCATCGCCGGAGTCACTGCGCCGTCCGCCAGCACGGTGGCAGCAGCCGTGCGTTCCGAGCTTTCGGTCGAGTTGGCCCGAGTGGACCAACCCGTGAGCAGCAGACTCGCTGCCTCCGAAGCCTCGAAGCTCGACGCGGTGAAAGCCAAGACCGACCTGCTCCAGACCGACCGCCTCGCGCAATGCAGCACCGTGGCCACCACCGGAGCCCAGCTCGCAGCCGCCCTGAGCTAAAATGCAAGACCAGCTCGCCACGCTCAAAACCGCTCTCACCGGAATCCTCGGCGCTGCCGCCGGGGTGGGCGGGGCCGCGTATAGCATGTTGCCCCACCTCGAAGCATGGACGCGCCTCGCCAGCGCCGGAATCGGCCTGCTGGCGGGGCTCATCGCCCTGCTCAAAGTCTGGCGAGACTTTCAAAACAAATAACCCCTCCCTCCCCCCATGAACAAATTCCTCTCGCACTTAAAACAGCCGTCCACCTTTCGTGGCCTCGCTGTCCTCGGCGGCCTCGCCGGATTGAGCTTGTCGCCGCAGCATTGGGAAAGCATCGGCAGCGCCGTGGCAGCGATCATCGCTTTGATCGAAGTATTCCGCGACGAGAAATGACCTCGCCCGCCCAGATCGCCGCCACCGGCCTGCTGCTCGGCTACATCTTTCTCTGCATCTCATTTTTGACCGGCTGCAGCACCCTCGGCATCTCCCTCGAAACCGACTACGGGCGCTTCAGCTACACCCTCCCCGAGCTGCCCGCCCTCAAGGATAAATAACCACAGAGGACACAGAGAGCACAGAGGGAGACTTAAAACTTAATCCTTAAAACTTAAAACTTCTGATGCTCCCCCCGAGCCGCCCACAACAAGCCAAGTCGAAGACGCAAGCCCTGCTGACAAAAGCTCGCGTCGCCGATGAGGTCGCGCTGGTGGGCATTCGCGGCTACTACCGCGACACCATGGGCGTGCCGGGCCAAAACGACCGAGGCATTTACGACGACGCCATTTTTCTCATCAGCCCAAACGCCTACGCCACCTTCAACGCCAACACCGATCCCAGCGTGAAGCGCCAAGGCATCGCGATCTTGAAACCCGGAGTCCATCGCTACCGCAAGGGCAAGCACGGCCTCTCCAAGCCCGGCGGCGGCTACCCCGCCCTGCGCCCCGCCACACCTGGCGAACAACTCCCCGTGACCCGCGACGGCGAAGGCGACTCGATGGGAACCGCCATCAACCTGCACAAAGGAGGCTACAACACTACGAGTTCGCTCGGCTGTCAGACGATCCACCCCGCCCAGTGGAGCGCATTCGTCGCTCTCGTCTATTCCGAAATGGACCGCGCCGGGCAGAAGACCATCCCCTACCTACTCGTCGAGGAGTCTGCATGAGAAAGCCGAAAACCTCTCCACCAAAAGACCGCGAGGCCGTGATGCTCCAAGTGCGCTCCTTGCTCGCCGAGCACTTCGATGTCGGCATTGCCTTGGTCTCTTGGGAGGACGGCGGCGAGACCTTCTTCATGGATTTCAAATTTGGAAACGACTACGCCGCCCGCGCCATCACCCGCGAGGCCGAAGACATCCTCTGGCCTTACGAGCCAGACGAAGACGAGGAGGACGAAGAATGAAAACATCCTGGAGCGCCATCGCCCGCGAGCAAGCGGACAAAGCCCACAAGACCGAGGTGGACAGCCTCAAAGCCAAGCTCGCGCAATACCAAGCCAGCGTCGAGTCGCTGGAGAAGCAACTCGGCATCGCGCTCTCCCTCGGCAAGACCCGCATCCGCCCGCATCCGCTCTCCGTCTCGATGAGCGACAAAGCCGAAGCCGTCGCCGTGGCGCTCGCCAGCGATTGGCATGTCGAGGAAACGGTCGAATCCGCCAGCGTCAACGGCCTCAACGAATACCGGCTCCCCATCGCCAAGACCCGCATCGAGAAATTTTTCAGCACCATCGCCCGCCTCACCGAGATCGAGCGCCACGGGGCCAAGATCGACGACCTCATCCTCTGGCTCGGCGGCGACTTGATGACCGGCATGATCCACGAAGAACTCGCCGAGAGTAATTCCAAAACCCCCACCCAAGTCATCCTCTGGCTGCAAGACCGCCTCGCAGACGGCCTCGCCACGCTCAAGCCCCACTTCAAGCGCATCCTCATTCCGACCAGCTACGGCAACCACGGACGCACCACCGTGAAGCCCCGCCACGCCACAGGTGCGGCGCACAGCTACGAGTGGCTTCTGTATCGCATCCTCGAAGGCCGCTTCGCCGACGACCAGCAAATCGAATTTCAAATCGCCGACAGCTACTTCAATTTCATGACCGTCTTCGACCGCCGCCTCCGCTTCCATCATGGCGACGGCCTCAAATTTCAAGGCGGCATCGGGGGCCTTACCATCCCGACAGAAAAGGCCATCGCCTCGTGGAACAAGTCGCCGAACCGAGCCGACCTTGATCTCTTCGGGCACTGGCACCAATACCAGC